ACGATCGCCGACAGGACTGGCTCGCTCGGGACCCCGCGCTCTTCGAGGAACTGCGAGAGGAACGGCTGGAACTCTTGCGGATGGAAGTCCGGCTCAGCAACCGTATCAAACTCAAGTCCGTACTCGCAGCCGTTGACTATGGCGATCAACCGACGTTTGCCTCAGTTTTCAAACGCGATCTATCCTCATGTAAAAAATATCTGTACATTTTCACATATGCAAACACTCGAAAAATATCTAACGGCTATCAGTGAAGTGGCAGGTGCAGGAGATGCAAGGGAAGAAAGCTACTACTCGACACTCGAAAAACTCCTTCTCGATGAGGGCATCACGGGCAAGAAACAGACGCACGTTACGATTCTTCCGAAGAAGACCGAAGCGGGAAACCCTGATTATCGCATTTGGGATGGCAAACATCGGATTGTGGGATACATCGAAGCGAAGGTGCCCGGTGAAGACTTGGATGCCATCGAGCGCTCGGAACAATTGCAACGGTATCGCGGCACATTCCCGAACCTGATTCTCACGGACTTCTATGAGTTCCGATTGTATCGAGATGGCAACCTTATGCTGAAGGCACAGATCGGTCGTCCATTCATTGCGAAGAAGATCAAAGCGGTGCCGCCTCTTGAAAATCGGGAAGAGTTTCAGCGGCTGATCTCGCAATTCTTTTCTTTCTCGATTCCAAGTCTCACGACGGCAAAGGCGCTTGCGCTAGAGCTTGCGAAGAGGACACGGTTCCTCCGTGATGAGGTGATTGCCGAAGAACTGAAGGATGAGAAAAACGTACTGATTGGTTTTTACGAAGCATTCAAGAAGCACCTTATCGCGTCGCTTACGCTTGAGGACTTCGCTGATCTCTACGCACAGACGATCACGTACGGTCTTTTTATCGCTCGCCATCGTTTCGAGACGACGCCGAATCTTCTTGACCGAGGCATTTCTGAAAAAATCTTCACACGCGAGCTTGCATACAAGTTCATACCGAAAACACTCGGCATTTTACAGGATGTATTTCGCTTTCTCTCTTCATCGGAACCTCCTCAACAGTTGAGTGTCACGAGCGAAGACATTGCGGAAGTGTTGGGAGCTGCAGATCTGAAGAAAATTGAGAGCGAATTCTTCCACGCGAAGCGCGGGAGAGATCCGATTGTGCATTTCTATGAGACCTTTCTTGCACATTACGATCCCGCGAAGCGTGAGAAGCGGGGTGTCTATTACACACCGGAGCCAGTTGTCTCGTACATTGTCGGTTCACTACATCATCTCCTCAAAGAGGAATTCGGGAAGTCCGATGGATTCGCCTCGCAAGGCGTTACCGTGCTTGATCCGGCAGCAGGCACACAGACATTCCCTGCAACTGCGATGCATCTCGCAGCCGAGGAGTATACAGGGAAATACGGGAAAGGAGGACTGGATCAGCTCATTTCGGATCACATTTTGAAGAACTTCTACGCCTTCGAGTTGATGATGGCACCATATGCTATCGGGCATTTGAAGATCGCATACGTGCTCGAAGAACTTGGTTACAAAATGAAAGAGGATGAGCGCTTCAAGCTGTACCTTACGAATACTCTCGAATGGGATGATCTTTCGCAAACACAGATTCCACACCTTTCTTCGCTCTCAGAAGAATCGAAGCAGGCAGCAATTGTGAAGAAGGATGTGCCGGTCATGGTTGTCATGGGCAATCCGCCATACTCCGGAGTTTCCGAGAACAAAGGGAAGTGGATTACGGATCTTATTGAGACATACAAGTACGTGGACGGGAAGCACTTCGGTGAGCGCAAACATTGGCTAGGAGACGACTATGTAAAATTTATCCGTTTTGCACAGTGGAAGATCGATCAAGCAGGGCAAGGAATTGTCGGCATGATTACCAATCACGGCTACCTCGACAATCCGACCTTCCGTGGAATGCGGCAATCACTCATGAATACATTCACGGATATATACGTTCTTGACCTCCATGGCAATAGCCTGAAGAAAGAGAAAGCGCCGGACGGCAGCGACGACAAGAATGTCTTCGACATCCAACAAGGCGTCGCCATCGCACTCTTCGTGAAGAATCCGAAGAAGAAAACTCCGGGCATGGTGCATCATGCCGAGTTGTGGGGTGAGCGGGAGAAAAAGTATGAGTGGCTGGAGAAGAAGGACGCGAGCGAAACGACATGGGCAGCGCTGGAACCGGCTTCTCCCTTCTATTTTTTTACTCCTCGCCAAGAAATGGGGGACGATGGATATGGCAAATGTTCGCAGGTTGCCGATCTTTTTGTGGTAAGCAGTACGGCTGTTCAGTCTTCGAGGGATGAATTTGTAATTGCACAATCCAAAGATGATCTAAATCGAAAATTACAGATGTTTGTTGACCTATCCCTCCCCGACGAAGTTATCGAACAGGCTCTTGGCGTTAAATCGATGAGTTTTTGGGAATTGAATAATGTTAGGAAAGCACTGAAGACACAAGGTGTTGAAAGATCTCAAATCGCTTGCATTACCTATCGCCCTTTTGATGGACAGTATATTTATTACAATGACTTGGTAGTACATCGAACAAAGAAGGAGGTGATGTGTAATATGCTTCATCCAAATATGGGTCTATGTGTCGGGAGAAGCGGGAAAGCGGCTGGCGAAGGGGGATGGGATGTTGCATTTATTTCTGATGCCATGTCTGACCTCAATTTGTTTCGTCGAGGCGGAAATGTTCTTTTTCCTCTTTATCTCTATCCCTCCCCCGATTCTCAGCCCGACAACCTCTTCAACCAACCAACCACCGAGAAGAAGCCGAACATCAGCGAAGAAGTGTTGGCGGAGTTGAAGCGGAAGCTAAAAAAAGAGCCGAAGCCCGAAGAGTTCTTCGCATACATCTACGCCATTCTCTACTCGCCGGAGTACCGCAACCGGTATGCGGAATTTTTGAAAAGCGATTTTCCGCGCATACCAATCACGGCGAATGCGAAGCTCTTCGATGGGTTCGCGAAACAGGGGCAGGAATTGATCGATCTGCATTTGCTAAAGTCAAAGAAACTAGAAAAGCCGGTGGCGAAGTTTGAAGGAAGCGGTGAAGCGAAAGTCGGGAAACGAAGATTCGATGAGGAAAAACATGCTGTGTGGATCAATGACCGTCAGCGCTTCGAGGGTGTCCCTGTCGAAGTTTGGGAGTATCACATCGGCGGGTATCAGGTGCTCGATAAGTGGCTGAAAGATCGTAAAGATCGTGTCTTGAGTAGTGAGGACATTCGACATTACTGTCGTGTCGCTACGGCACTTTCCGAGACGATCAAGATTCAGAATGAGGTCGATGAGACGATCAAGAAACACGGCGGATTCCCTATCAAATAACCTTTCTCTATGTTCAACCCCCTCAAGCCCCACAACACCCTCTCGCACCTGCCCCCGAAGTACGACTTCGATCAGGTGGCGATCCTTAAAGCGGTAAACACTGCCAATAGAGCCCTCGCTAAGCTCAATGCTGCTGCGCAGTTCAGCATATTGCCCGATCCTCTTTTGCTTGTTTCTCCTCTGCTTGTTCGCGAGTCATTGGCCAGCTCAAAAATCGAGAATATCAATACGACTATGGAAGAAGTGTTTCAGGCTGAGTTGTTACCTGAAAAGAAACGACATGGTGCGGCGAAAGAAGTAGAAGCCCAACAGCAGGCCCACGAGCACGGTTAGTACAAGGAGCCATAACACGCTGGAAAGAACGACAGCCAGCAGCTCCTCGTTGCCGTGGAAGGGGTGAAAGAGCAGGTGGGAGACGGCGTGCAGAAAGCCGTGTTCGATGAAGTGGCCGATAAACGGCAGTTTGAACAGCAGCATCAGGGACGCGAGGACGCCGACGAAGACGAGGAACGGGATCATGTCCGTGCGCGCTCGGAACGCCGGGTCGGTGGTGACTTCTCCTTCGGCACCTGGTCTGGCTTGGCCTCCTCCGCTTGCATCCCCTTCCGCTCCGCCTCGGCCATCTCCGCCTCTTTCTTCTTGGTAAGTCTCGCTTGCAGGTCGGCGATGATGCGATCCGCCTCCTCGTCGGTCGGCGGCCACTTCGGACACGCCTCGGACGCTTTGATGTCCAGCTCGCGGGCCAGGTCGATGATCTTGCCCTGCTTCTGTGCGGGCGACGCCTTGGTGGGCGGATTGATCGTTTCGATCACCTTTCCCTCGCCCGTCTGGATCGTCCCGACCAGCTCCAGCA